AGCTGCAGCCATGTTCAAGATGTTACCCAATGCGTCTGAGTTGCCCGGACCCATTGAGATGATCTGGACGGGAAAGGTCATTTTGGCGATGTTGTAGTTCCACATTGTGAATGATGGCGCTGAAATAAAGACACACGGGGGTCTCAAGTTGCGTGGGTCCGTGACCACTTGCAAGCCAGTCGCGGTCGCCAGTTTCGTTCCCAACGCGCTTATCGCGTTATTGAATAGATCGGTGTAGTTGGAAACGGTCATGCGACTGCTGGACGATCAATTCCAAGAAGTTGTTTGATCTGACCGTTCATTCCGACGACTGGGGTCTGACCCATATCTTGGTAGCTACTAAATACATCGACCGTTCCACGCGATTTATAGAGCATTCCCGCATACATCACGGTTCCAAGATACACATCTTGCGATGGCACCGTCGTGAGCGAGTCCACATACGAAGCTTCATATCTCCTTCTAAAACAGAAAGCATTCGCAGCTGCAGCGCAAGTCGTTACGAAAGTTTGATCGCCAGCTGTTGCAACCGAAATACCTAGCCAATCAAGCACATTTTGCTGAGTGATCCAAGTGCAGGTCTTAGGAGTCCATGCGACGGTTCCGGATGCAAGCTGACGCGGTACATCATCAGCGGTCTTTTGATAACAAACTTGGTTCGCCAATGGAACAAGCGGATCAAGAATGAGATCGCCTTGGTCATCAACACTTGTGAGTAAGTATTGAGGCAAAGCATAGACAGTGATGTTGGTTCCGTTGAATGTTGCATCAACGCCAGCGACAGTGATACTCCAACCGACCTCGAGCTCTGCGGGGGTGAGAAGCTCGAGGACGGCGAAGTTATCGACTAGATACTTTTGTTTGACTTGATATGTTGCCATGAGCGGATGCTCCGCTCTCGACTAAGCCTGTGCGATTTTGCAAAACTTCGTTGCGTCCAGCATCTTCGATGCAAAGTAGCCACGGTAAGCGAGCTGAGTTGAAAGGCTGGCAGGCTGTAGCAACTGCACGGCTCCCTTGTTTTGTTCCCAGTTCTCGAATGCACCAGTAGCTGCAGCACCGACGATGCAGGTCTTAGCTGCAAAGTTTGTGTCCACAACAAGACGCAAGCCGAACACAACGCTGTCGCGCGTTCCCGGTGTCATTGAACCAAATGCGTTCATTGGTCCAACTTGTGGGAACAACGGACGATCCGAAGTATCTGACAAGGTTCCGAGCTGTGCGTAAACATCTGGTGACACGAAGAGATGATCTGGCATGTAGTTGCCTTGAGCCAAGATGGTTACTGATGCTGCATAAACTTTTGCAACCCAGTCAGCAGGATCGGTTACAGCCACATTGCCTGTGGTCTGTGTGGTCTCCGAACGGAGAAGATCTGCTGCCACATTGTCAGTCGCGATCGCATACATTTTTTGCATGTCTTCGAGGAGCGCGCCGAGAACCTCTGGCGAACTCCAATCAACTGAAGCTTCTGAAAGTTCTACATAACCGCCGTAGATTCCCTTAGTGATCTGCACATCGTTCACTACAAAAGTTCCTGCGGTGATCGTGTTGTTCTCGGTCTGTGGTCCACCGATGCTTGTGTTGGTGGTGATGACGGGACGGATGAACACTTTGCCAGACTGTGGCATTGCGCGCACGCCGATTGCATCGACTACAGGGCGCAACCCTCGAAGCCCAGAATAAATCGGTCCCAAAATTGGCATCGGCATGATGCCATCCAAATCTGAGGTAACAACATCTGGCGCTGCAGCTTTGATCTTTGCATTCATTTCTGCTGCAACTGCTCCGCCTTGCATCTGTGCTGAGATCCACTCGCCAGCTGATGGCATAGCGAACTCGCGTCGTGGCTGTGCGAAAAGTGTTTGAGTAATTGGGGATGCCTCAACTACTGCTGGGGCTTCGGTTTCTTGTGCCATTTCATTCTCCTGTTCTGGGACTACTTCTTGATTATTGCTTACTTCTTCTTCATCTTGGTGGATACTCGCAGCGACATCAAGGATCGGTGCATCGAATGCGCCGTGTGGCACCACCGAGAGCTCCATGAATCGACTAGCTGTGATTACCATGACACCGTTTTTGTCGTACTTGAACTTGATTGGCTCAACTCCAACTGAGACATCCGAGAGGGCTCCGGCAGCTGCGAGCACCAATGCCTCAGATCCGAGGACGGTCTCCGCGACCTTTGCCGAGAAAAGCAAACCATCATCCGTTTCCAAAAGTTCCACCACTGTGCCGATGACTTTGGTTGGATCGTGGAACATAAAGAGCTTCGGTGCTGGTCCGTCTGTTGGAATTGAGCCGGGAGCGAACATCACTCGAGTCCCATCACTCACTCTTGCTTCGGTGTTATATCGTGCTGCAATTCCCGAAATCATTCGTCGTGGCTGGTCGCCAACTGCAGCATCGATTGTGAATTGTCCTGCGTGAAGTTTCAACATAGTCGTGACTTTATCCGATCAGCTTGCGCCCATAGTGGATTGATCTGGCATCTCGGATTCTTCTTCCATGTCTCCGCCCATGTAGTTCTCCGAAAGGAAGTCATCCAAATCAAACTTGACCATTGTTCCGCGTGGAAGATTGTTGTCGCTTGACAAGGTTTGAGTGATGCAATCTGCGATCGGCTTGCAACTGTAGGTCCAAAGATCAATCCTAGATTGCTGTGCCGATTGATATGAATATGCTCCGATAGATACCGAAAGCAAATAACTAGGAACTCCCAAAAGTCTGCCGAGATCGCGCGCCGAATAATCAGCCGAGTCGATGAGAAGCATCTTGTCCGGTGTCGCGTTAGTTTCCGTGTAGCTGAGGAACTCATTGAGAGCTGCAGTCTGATTAGTTGATCGCGCGAGGTTGAACTGTGCAGCAAGATCAGCAAGCTCCTGACCGCTCAATGGTTCTCCGCCTGTCTGCTTAAGTACGCCAGCTGGAATTGCTGAGGATGCGTTTCTCATGCGCGCTTCTTCAATGCGGATTGCTGTCTCAGCTGGACGACGACCAGTAAAGAGAATGCCTTGCATCGGGCTAATGAATTGGATCAAATCGCGTGAGTCAATTTCCATTCCGTTGAATAGAACTTTGTTTGATGGCGCGAAGTACACGGGACCGCTTTGGTCGAGTGTCTGGACCATCGCTGCAGGGAGTCTGGTGTAGCTCGAAGGATATTGATCGCTTGTCCTTTCCGTCACATAGAGGTACGCCCGACCCCAGAAAATTAGGTCATCAGCCAACCAGCTGAGCAGTGTGGAGTTTGGAACGCTTTGATCCATGCGCGCAAGCCATGAACGCGGAGCTAATGGAACTTCTTCCATTTCGTCGCCATTCCACATTTCACGATACATCTCCATCTTGAGCCCTGAGATCGTTGTGCAAATCAAATCTCGTGCACGCGCAATGACAGCCAAGCTCATCATTCTTTCGCGCCCAGATCCGTTTTGATAAGAAATATAGTTATCAATTTGAGACGCACCAGCATTAGATCCGCCGACTGCAGCAGTGATTTCTATCGCGCCATATTCAGTTGCGATTGCTGGCTTGTTCACTCGATTGAAGAATCCCATGTCTCTACTCTTTCACAGTTTTTTGGTGGAGTCGCGCATCAGGGTCTTCTCCGACGAAAGGCTCGACGCACGACTCCGCGCCGATCTTAGTTCGCGACCACGACGAGCTGTGGCTTCCCTCGAGAGTGACGATTGCCTGCAACGATTGCCGATGAGAAGATCATTGTCCTGCAGAGTTCAATCGGTCCGGGAGAACGCTGAGAGCTCACAGCGATAGAGCCTTGAGTGCGAACAGAGACAGCGCGCACGACATGCTCTGCCAATGCCATTTCACCTGTGTGGACTAGTTGCCGTTCACGGATCAGAGCTTGAATCGCTGGAGTCCATTTCAGGATCTCTGCATAACCAACCACGACACGCCGACGCTCAATGGATGGTGGGCACTGGAGATCGACTGTCGGTGTGAGCGCGAATTGGATGCTTGGATCTTTGGCGAGCTGATGGATGTGATCCCAAAGCTGTGCTTGTGTGTCGCAAGTGAACGCAACCGTGACCCCGATCTTTCCGTCCGGCATGAGCACAGATCTTGTGGCGTAGTAGTGAGAGTCGTTGAAATCAACCTCAACAGCAACCACTCCACCAGCTGGAAGTGAATCAGAAATGGCAAGCTGAGACCAGAGTCCCTGTGGCAGCCATGAGCGATCGGTCGCGATCCAAAGGTTCACGCTGGCGCGCAAAAACGATGCGCGATCAGGGAGCTGTGCTTCTGACTCGATCGTGGACATTTGGAGTGTTTTTCCGAGAGCAGGGTTCGCATAAGCCCACGCGGTCGGGTCCATTGGGTCTAGATCTGGTGGGGGAGACCATTCACGGAAGTGGAAGTTCGTTGGCTGGTGTGTGTCAATTAGCCGAAGACCCATCTCGCGATATCGCATCATGACCTTTGAGTCTTCGGTCCCAGCTGTGGACCACATCGAGAGAAGAGGGTTTTTTCTTGCGCGCATCGTAGGGATAACGCCACCATCAATGACTTCTTCTTCGATACCCCACACTTCGTCAATGAGTGCCAAATCTACGGACAGCGAATGAGCTGCACTTGGTTTTGCGGAACGGACTAGAAGCTTGGATCCGTCCGGCAACTTCGCAGCTAGACGACCATATGAGCGGGTGAGCTTTGCGCCAAAGTACATCTCGAGGACATCAGCGATCTCTTCATAGAGTCCTGCAGCAACATCCAATCTGTGAGCCATCATCAGGACGGTCTGTTTCTCGCCACGAATCTTTGGCATCTCAGTCAGCCACCAGCCACAGAGAGCTCGAAGGGCAACTGACTTTCCGCACTGGCGCGCGACACTGACCAAAGAGGTTCGCGTCACAAGCTCTATGCCGGCATCATCTGAGAATCCCAGCTGGTCCCTAAGTGCTGAGATCTGCCATTCCATCAATTCGATCTGCATGAACTTCCTAGCCCACTCCACCACAGCGTCAATGTGTGATCCCTTCTGGTCTGGGCTAATCGTTGCCAGTCTTGGCTGGTCGTGTCCGATCAGCGCCAGTTCAGGCTGGTCGTCGCTGTTCGGGGAGAAAAAGAACGATGGGCTCGGGGGCGAGGGAGGGTCTGTATAAAAAATCTTTTCAGGATTTACTGGTGTGCGTGTGGCTTCGGCTCGGTCGTGGATGCGTTGTCGGTCGCGTGCTGATTTGTATTGGGTTCCGCGTCTTGAGTTGCATTCTCTGCAAGCTGGTACAAGGTTTGAAAGGCTGTTGTCTCCACCGCGATCAACCTCAACTAGATGATCGGCGGTATCAGCAGTTTTCTTGTGGCACCAATGACATAGTGGTTGTCCTTTGAGTAGTGCTGTTCTGTTGGTTCTGTATTCGTTGTTGTCGGTTGTGCGTCCTCGTGCCATGCTCACGCGCCTTCGGCTTGTGCTAGCGCAGCGCTTGCGCGCTTTGCTCTTGTCAATGATGTCGGTCTCATGTGTGTGTGTCCGTGTCTGTTGTGTTCTGTTGTTTGTATGTTATGCGAACGCCGAAGACATACAGGGATGAATGCTCCACCCACTGGATTGCCCATCCCAGTTCCCTTTGCACTCATCATCAGTCTGTTTACTGATCGCCCAGTCGCATTGCCCAATTCATTTCGTGTTGCATGATTCGAGGCGCGACTGTCTACCCGCATTACTGCGTGTCATCCAACCGCCCTGCGACAGGCTTAGGTCATGAGTCTTGCCGATTGTTTAGAGCTGGAAGTTGCTGAGAGTGTAGAGAATGTACTCCATGTCAGAGGGCTTCCAGACGCTATTGAAGTGTGACCCTGCATCGAATGCCATGAGCCAGCGCTTCTGTAATGGTGAGAGCTTTCCGCGTTCTGCTTTGAGCTCTACCGCCAGCAGCCTGCCTGACACGGGATGCAGCAGGATTAGATCAGGGAAGCCTGCGTCGCCTTGGATGTTAGTCAGCCAGCGTCCTCGAGAGTTCTGTGCTGGTAGGTCGTGATGAATAAGCCAGCCATAACGCTTTGCCACACTGATAACAATCTCTTTCAGATCGGATTCACTCATTTTCAGATCTGGCTTCACTTCTTGCCCTGCCACATCATGACTAGAACTGTTGCCCATACGCCCATCACAATGCCGATGATGTTAAATGCCACATAGCTCACTTCAAGACCTCAATAATCTTGGACGCTTCATGTGATTTGAGCAGCTCAAGCACGGCGCTGTCATCACCGAGTTCACGATGAATCAGCTCAAGCAAGCGAAGATCGTCTAGCCCTTCGTCTTTTGCAAGCTTCTTGATGTAGCCGATCTGCTTCGGTGTAGCGAACGCTCCGCGCGGTACATGTTCTTGAGTGGATGGTTGCCCGGCTGGGCGATCAGTTGTGGGCGCTAGGTTGCCCCCCAGCCGAGCGACCTTTTCCATCTCTTGACGAGAAGGTCGTGGACCGTTTCCGTGTCCTTGGATCGGGCAGTTTGATATAGCGCGCCCGATTGCGCTGGTCTCACAGTTCTCCACGAACGATGTTGAGTTCACTCCGCGATCAGTTTTGATCTCTTCTGCGTAACCCGTTGAGATTGGATCTTTGTCATCTTTGTGTGCGTAAAGCTGTGCGTAGAACACGCAAGCATCGCCTGAGTAATTCATCATCGTGGTGTGAATCCGACCGTCGGGGTATGCAGCCCACCATCGGACTAGGCGTTGCTCGACTGTTTCGTAGTTGCTCAAATCGAATGCCATCAGCAGACGACCCAGACGATCGCATCGTTGCCCGAGACTGTCTTGCGTGTGCGCCCTGAGTCCATGACAAGAGCGTCGCGCACAAGTGACACACGCGAAGGACGAACAGTGTTGCCGGACATCTCAAGTGTTAGCTCTAGTTCTTCGTCTGTCATTCCACCGAAAAGCTTGATCGCGTTGTAGATTTTTTGACGCTTTGATCCTGATCGTGGGAATGCGTTCTTGGCAGCGCTTAGTGATGTTGGATGCGCTTTCTTTGCTGTGATAACCACATTGCGATTGACTGTTGGCACATATTTAGTGCCACCTAATCCTGTGGTGATTTGGAATAGTTCTGGCTGATGGTCGGACATGTCGGATGCCTTTTCTATGAGTGCGCTTCAAGCGCTTTGATTGCTAAGTCGAGTGTAGTCACATCGTGCAGTGGCATCGGATCATTCAATGACAGATCGTTTTTCATTGCGCGCAAACGACGGATAATGGATGCGTGAGGGTTTTTGCTTACCGCCAGAATGTCATCCATAAGACCGAAGATTGCCATTGTGTGATTTGTTTGCATTGCTTGCTCCAATACCATTCTGCGTGTTTCTTCGGACAGTTCGCCTTGATTCCATGCAACACCTTCGCTCATTTGACGCTCCAAGGTCCCCATCCGAAGCCGTAACGCTCCATGCCGTAATTGTAAATTGCTAATCCAGCGAGCAAGTTAGTCTGAGCCTGTAACAGATCTGCAGGCTTGACGATGATCCCTTTGCCGATGAGCCATTTGTGCCATGACCCGTTGATCTGCAGCAGTCCGCGTGATCCGCCAAATGGGTCTTTGCGATTGATCGCGTTCGGTGTGCAGTTTGATTCGCGCTTCATGATGGACTCGAGGAATGTGCGCTGTTCCGGATCCCAGCCGAAGTTGATGGCAAGAGCTGAAAACTGTTGGCATGCGCTCGAGTAAGGATCAATGAAGATCGTGGAGCTGGTGGTCGTAGTCGGCTCAATGAGATATGGCTGAACGCTGATCGGCGCTAAGGCAATAGTCCCAGAAGGCTCTTTAGACGCGCTAGGAGCCCCCGTGAGAGCCGTAACCCCAAAGACTGTACAAAGCACTAGCCCAATCAATTTCTCTGCAAAATAGTTCATTTTTTCTCCAGTGGTATAGGCACGCCCCAAGATGAAGCATGCGATCTGAATGCAATTTGTCCTAGTAGATATTTTCCCGTTTCGGGCTCTGTGAAGATCTGTACGAGGATCTCTTGTCCGTTATCCATCACGCCGATATAGACGCTGTAATCAAAGAACTGTGGTTCACTCATAGTCACTTGCCTTCCGTCGGTAATTCGACCTTAGGGCATCGGTCAAGCTTTAGGTGGGATTTTCCCCAAAGACCTTTAGGAATGCAGCTTTCACCCAGATCACTGAGTCTGCAGCTTGTGGTGTGATCTCAATGTGGAACCAATCGCCCGGCACGCCATGAAGTGTTGGTTTGTCATAGACCTTCCACGCATAGCGGTCACATCTCCATGCTCTTCCGTTCGGACCTACATAGTCGAGGATGCACTGGAGACCAAGGTCGTTCGCATTAGCAACAAGCTTGTCAATAAACACGAGAGCTTCTTTGCGTGACGCTTGAGAATGCTTTTCGCTCTTGCGATATGAAAGATCGACAGCTCTGCCAGTGGCGTGAACTGAAAGCGATCCGGGCTTTCCGCGCATATCTCGCTGACCCCATGATCCGTTGTTCCAGAGCGCGCCATTGGATGCAGCGATGGCTTGCTTGATCCATTCGTTCATTCCTGCTCGAGGAGCTGGTGATGCTCCGTCAGCGTTGCCGATGTAATCCCGAGCGTTCGGGACTCCAGCTTTAGCTTTGGCTATCGCCACGACCAAAGGCTCCGTCTTTAGGATTCACCCAACGCAGCAACGGGGGGATGATTGCTGCGATTGCACCTTTGCCGAAGTCGCGTGGATCTGTTGTGCCGGTGGAATAGACAGCGATAAGAGCTCCGACGACTGATCGAAGGTAGCTGGCGATCATGGCTTTGTCTTTAGCTTTCATGGTGGTCGTCCTTTGCTTTGCTCTTGAGTCCGTTTGATGCAAGTAATCCTATTAGACCGCCACTCAATGTCATGAGCATCGGGTTCAATACTGAGAAGGCTTCTGCGTCGTTTGGTGCTTGCTCGAGTGGTTGTGTCACAAAGAGCAGACCATAGAGCAGGGTAAAGATTGAGCCGACGAACGCGCATGTTAGACCGATTCCGACGACAAGGATGAGTCGTGCTTTGATTTCGTCGTTTGTGTATCTAGCCACAGCGACCACCGCCAACTTGGATCTCTGTGGTGAGAGTGACTGCTTGGTTTTTTGTTCTGATGCAGTTCATTCGAGTCCGATCAGCACATCCAGAGCATCCCCACAAGACGACCGCAATGAGCATGCCGTAGCCGATGAGGTAACGCCATCGCATTAATTAATTGGTGGAGGTGGGTTGTTTGCTAATTCGGTTGCCTTTGCCATTGTTATAGCTTCGGTTGGCTGCAAGGCTGGGTCGTCCATCCACTCAAGACAATAGTAACCATCGCCCGGTTCGTTGTAACGCCAAGTTGTGTTAGGTGCTAATTCGCGTGTTGCGTTGCCAATTTGTGCGTTGATTTGCGCTTTTGTTGCCATGTTATGCAACCTTTGTTATTGTTATTTGCGAATAAACTTCGCTGTCACCAAAAGTGCTCGATACGCCAAGACCGTTAGTTGCTTTGGTAGTACCGCATCGATGTTGTAATTCGATATTGGTGCTGACTGCAATAGTAAAAAAAGCTTGGATTTGACTTACTGTTTGAGTTGCATCGGCAGAGGAAGCGTGAGCGTTTGCACCAATGACAATGTCGGTTCCCGCCGTAGTGTTACGCAATCTAGTTTTGTGAGAATTGCAAGCAAACGCTGGCGCGCTAGCAAAAACTTGATATGTGCCGGCAGGCAAAGTAATCACACTGGCTGCAATGGAACAGCCCGTAATGTTATTTACAACTGTTGTGTTCAAGGTTCTTTTGACATAACTTCCGCTCGTAAATGTTCCGCCATCGGTTCCACTTGCTTGTGTTTCGCTAAAGATTGCCATGTCTTGAAAATTGTCTAACACATCATTTAATTGCGAAGCTAGCAGCACTGCCCCAGCTGAAAAGTCAGTCCATTTTGCGGTCATATTGTCTCCTAACTTAGTGCGTAGATCGTGTCGAGTGTGGAACTGTCAAGAATAAAGAGTTGATAAACGGTCGTCGGGGATGTATAAATCGTGACCTGATGTGGCTGGCTGTATGAGATCCGATGCTCAATGCCTTCGATGAACGACTCCTGAGCGATCACGCTGGTGGTTGTTGCTGAGGTTGTAATGGTCTTTTCAACGCTAATCGTGTTACCGATCTCGAGGATTGCCACATTGTCGCGCTCGCCTGAAGAGAGCATCTGGAAGCTTGTGTTCACGCTGGTCAGTGTTGCGGTCGGTTCGCCTTGGATTAGATAGGAAGCCAAAGCAAGAGCTGCAGCGTCATTGTGGACAAGGCTTTCGGTGTAGGCGATTGCTTGGATGAAATACTTTGCTTGGCTTGCTAGGTCATCAACGGTCTCTGGTCCTGTAGCTCCGAGATGGGTCACGCTTGCACGGTTGATTACCTTGTCCGCACCGAAATTGATTGACACAGAATCGTAGGGATAATGGCTTGGGTCGTTGTCACCAAAATCCACAGAAGCTCCAGCAAGTGTTGCTCCGATGCGTTTTTGGAAGACAAAGCGCCCCGACCTGTCCACGAATGCGCGACCCTGCTCTGCAGCCATGATGTCGTTTAGGTAGCCCTGAGCATTAGATCCGGACGGGACCGTGTATGCAGCTGCACCGCCAAGTGTGACTGCCGAGGTCTCTATTGATTGCTCACCTACACCTTGGAAAGCATCTACTTCTGGAAGCGCAAGAAGGTTCACGACACGGGTTGATGCGATTTCTTCGTGCACATTCCACTCGTCTAGGAATGCTTGCGAAAGTAGATACTGGTCATCTATCGCTTGGATATTGACTAAGTCGTTGCCATCAAGATTGAACTGGTAGTCGTAATTCACGATGAAGCCTTGAAAGAGTGACTCAGCAACATTGGATGCGTTGTATCGGTAGAAGCGGACTCGACGCATAGGTGCGATGCCGGGCTCATTGTTTGCAGGATCGTATGTCGGCGAGTCAGTGTTGAACGGGTTGAATGCCCCATCGGCGAGCTGATCGTTGAGTGTGAAGTTCATGATGCCGGGAACGAATTGATCTCCAATGTCGCGTCGTCCTCGAGTGATGGACACATCAAGAACTCCTGTGGTCACATCAGCGAACTCTGTCGTCGGTCCTAGTGGGTAGGTCGGATCGTCAAGAATGCCTTTGAGTGTTGAGTCCAGCACAAAGCTTGAAGAGTCCCAGCCTGTGTCAATCTCTAGAAGATATTCACCCGATTGGATAACGGATGCGCTCATTAGTATCTGCCAGAGATCGGTCGGACCGCAATGTCAGCTGGACCCGATGCACGGTTGAAGCTCCTTACAGCGTCGATGACGACCTTGCCTGTCTGAGCGTTAGTCATCACTCCGCCGTTCACATTGACTGTGTAGTTGTTGCCACCTCGAGCAGCTGCAGCTCCGCCGACAGCCGAGGTCGGTGATGCTGGCGCGCCTGTGTTGATCGTTGAGACCGTGTTGGCAAAGTTGGCTCCGATGCCTTTGACATCTGCGAGCTTGAGATTCGGGTTCTTGAGCAAAACTTCTGCAGCTTGAATTGCTGATTGCACGCCTGCCAAGTACTGCTCGCCTTGTGTGACTCCAGCTTGGTAGAACTTGTCTGCAGCAAGCTTGCCCAAAGCATCTGCCACAAAATTGAGGTCACTTACTAGCTGGTTGATCCCATTGGGTCCTGTAATCGCTTCTGAGCCACCTCGAATCAGTTCATCGGCGATTGCACTGCCAGCCTCTTGACCAGCCTCTAGGACCTTCCTGAGAGCGTCCTGTGACAACTCCATTGTGAGCAGTTTTTCGATCTTTGATCCGAAGGCTTTTGCTCCGTCGGCTTGCTGGGTGAGCTGGGCGAGGATGGTGGATCCGGCTTCCTTTGCAGCGTCGGCTGCACCAGAAATTGAGAACTCTCCAGTAACCGACTCGGCGACCGTTCCCTTGAAATCGTCGTAAGCCTTCTTCGCTTCTTCAAGCTTGCCCTTAGCTGTGTCGAGTGCTGTGCTGAACTGATCCGTCAGCTCTTCTCGAGCCTTCTTGATTTTCTCCGCCATTTTGTCCACAGCTGAACCTGCACCACCAGCTGCACCACCAAGACCAGCCACTTGAGTGGTTGCAATTTTTGTGCTGTCAGCCAATCGAATTGCTTGCTGATTGCTCAAACCTTGCGCGCCCGCTACCGCATCAAGATTATTTTTTAGTCCGTTCATTTGGCGTTGGTACAAAGCAAAAGCTGCAACTCCAGCAATGACGACAGCAATACCGATTCCTGTGGCAATTTGGACAGCCGTGAATGACGCAGCCAAAGCCCAGTTCACCGCTGAAGTAATAATTCCGGCAGCTTTCCATGCAGCCATACCAACATTCGCTGCAACGATTGAAGTCGCAATTACTCCGATTGCTGCACCTATGCCAACCATCGCTGCTGTATTTTTACTTGCCCAACCAGCAAACGCAGTTAGCAATGGAAGTACGGCTTCGACAGCTGGTAAGAGTGCCATGCCGATTTGGGTCGCCGTGTCTGCAAGCGTGGCTTTGAGGATGCGTTGCTGGTTGGCTAAACCATCGCTGGTTCGCGCAAAGTCTCCCTGTGCGTCAGTTGTCTGTTCTAGAATTGCTTGCTGAGCTGCAAGGATTTTCTGCTGAGCGGTAAGGGCTCCGCTGCCCTTGTAGATGCCCATTTCAGTTGCTTTAGCTTTCAGCGTGGCATCGTCAAGCAATACACCAAAGCGACGCAATGGTTCTGCTTCACCTCGAAGAGCTGCTCCCAGAGCAAGAGTCGCTTCTTCCGGTGTTGAGTTGTTGAACGAAGCAAGGTCAGAAGCAAGGGTCACAAAGTCTGTGGAGAATGTTGTGAGATCGTCACCAGCTAATCCTGCAGCTTTACCGAATGTGCCAAAAGTTGATGCAGCAGTTAGTGCTTCGTTTTGTGTCTGTCCGAGAGCCTTGTTTGCGTTCTTGGAGAACTCTTGAACATTCTTAGCCGACGCGCCGAATATCACTCCGACTTTGTTTTGAGTTTCAGCAAGATCCGAAGCCATCGATACGGCTTTGCCACCAGCGACAGCTAATCCGGTCAGAGCAGCTGCAGCCGGTACGAATGCTTTCTTGAGCGCAAAGGATGCTTTCTCTGCGTTCGTTTCTAGTTTCTTGAACTCCTCAAAGGTTTTCTTCAGTCCGTCGCCCTGAAAGTCTGTAATGATGGGGATGCGAATAGCCATTAGATGTTGCTCCTGCTCAATGCTTCGCTAAGTTTGCGCTCGACTTGTTCCGTAATGCTTTTGATCGCAGCTTCAATGTTGTCAGTGTTTTTCTCTGCTGCAGGCCACATTGTTCGGGAAGCTCTTTTGCTCGGATTTAGGTTTTCTATAAGCGTATTATTCCACTCGTAGTTCACACCGTTTCGCTTTTGGGAAGACGATGATTTGCCACCACGACCAGCAATGTCGTACACAATTCCGGCAGGGTTCTTTTGCTGCACAATGAAAGCGCCAAGAGTTTCGTATTGCGCGCCTTTGTCAAGGTTCTTTTTGCGTGCGCGTCGAGTATCAATTTTGACGGTGATACCAGAGTTTGCTCGAGCTTTATCCCAAGGGAAAATGGTTCGCCATTTGCGACCAAAGCCAGAGAGCGGTGGCTGTGCCGGGATGTTATTTCGGGCATCTGCAATAATGGGCTGCATTAAAGCCCTATAGCTTTTAGTGATGTCTCGGCGTAGATCTGGGGCGAGTTTGTTCAGCGTCTTGAGATCTTCCTTGATCCCATAAACTTGAATGCCCGATCGTGCCATGTACTCACTTCCTGTTTCTTTCCTCTAACACAGTAGTGACAGTGAGCAGGTCGGCGGTGTCAAACTCTTCTTCGTAAAAGCGCGGAGCCCACGAAAGAGCAACTAGCAATTCTGCTAGGAGCCTTCGGTGAGTTCCGCGTGGGTAGGGTTTTCTATTTCCTCAGCGCTCACTTCTACCGAGTCGAGCTTGGCAATGAACTTGTCAAACTCTCCCGGCACGACGATCTTCGCTTGCTTGCATGCTTCCCACGCTAAGAACGCGAGATCCTCAACACCGATCCCGTTTGCCATGTCTGACGCTTTACGCTTAAACCTTCGTTCCCATGCGACGAGTGTGACCAGATTGGTCGTGACTTCGTATGGGTCTTTGCCTGCTTCTGTCACCTTTAGGTGCAGTTTCATTTCTTCTCGCTTTCGTGTCGGACCGATGTGCGGTCAGATTTATGGGTTCGTTGTGTCCTCGGTATATACACCACCATTGAATGTCACGGAAATGGTTCCGAGAGCACCCAAAGAACTAACTACTGGCAGAGCTGCCAAAAATGTTCCAGTAAATGTCAAGCCCGGGTTCGTTGCCGAATCAACTGCGCTAGTTGGTTTTACTATCACATTGGTGGATGTGCCGACAAGACCCTTGAGCGTTGCCCAAGTTTCGGTCGCTGCAAAACTCGCATAGAAGTCAAGTGTGACTGAGTGTGATCCGAGACCTGACACATATTTGCGTGATGTGTCGCCGAAAGCAGTTGCTTCAAGCTGGTCGTAGTTGATGTTGACGGTCGCGCCTGTGCATTGATCGCTGAGATCCACTGCATTGACGGTGACTACTGGTGACGAAAGATAAGTGCTAGTTGCCATGATTACTCCTTGGATGCTTTCTTAGGTTTAGTTTTAGCAGGTTTTTCTTCTTCTGTGGTTGATACCTCAGCGCGCTCGGTAATGAACCCACCAGCCAGAAGTGCGCCGACATTGATGCCAGCTTTCGGTGTGTACTTTTCGCCGATCTTGCCAAGCTTCTCGGATGCTATGAAGAAGCTCATGAGGTCTGTGCCTGTACTTCAATCATCATCTCGTATGCCGGAAGCACCACGCCACCGACATCGACGCTGGTCGGGGATCCCGAGGTCGCTCCAACATTTGCGGTCAT